AACCCGCTGGCCACGAAGGCTGCCGAGAGGGCGATGAATATCAATGACCCGAATAAGTGAGGAGGTTCTACATGATCAAAATTATTTATGTGGCAGACCCGGAGGGCGGGAAGCTGACGATGAGGGCCGAGGGCCACGCGGGGTATGCCCCGGCGGGACAGGACATCGTATGTGCTGCGGTGAGCTGCCTGATGCAGACGCTGGCGTACAGCGCTGCGGAGGACGAACACACCTCGAGCTGCATCTATCAGGGCAAGGAAGGCCCGGTGTTGAATGTGGAGGCGGGCGACAGCGTCCTCATGCGGGACAAGTTCGAGCTTGTGGCCGACGGTCTGGACCTGCTGGCCGAACAGTACCCGGAGAATGTGAACTTCAAGAAAAGATGCAAGTGCAGCCCGGCGGTGGACTTGCAGCTGTTTGCGGAGGGCGGTGACGGTGCAGCGGCTGCTGGCGGCGATGGTGCCGCCCCTGCGGCGGAAGAAAAGGCTGTGTCTGCCCCCGCCCAGAGCAAGGGCCGGGAGGCTGCTGCCGCTGAGGTGGATGAGATGCTGAGTCCGGCGGAAGAGCCGGACGCGGAGCAAGATGCTGCTGAAGGCGAGGAACAGGACGGTGCGGCAGACAAGAGCGGCACCGACCCGGAGGCACACCGGAAAGCGTTTGGCGAACTGATGCGGGGCGAGTACAACCGGGAGTTTGGCGAGATGATCGTGCAGGCCACCCAGAAAGCCTACGACAGCATCCTGAACGAGCAGGGGCCGGTGGGGCGTATCCTGAACGCTTTGGGCCAGAAGTACGGCACTGCTCCCGGCGACTACGAGGCACTGGCCGCTGCGGTGGAGGGCGGCGTCGTGAAGGACGACGCCTACTACGAAGACATGGCCATGAAGAAGGGCATCAGCGTCCAGCTGGCCAAGGAGATGGACGCGCTGGAAAGCGAGAACGCCAAGCACCGTGCCGCCGAGCAGCAGCGGGCGGAAGCCGCCAAGATGGAAGCCATCCAGCAGGAGTGGGACGCCGCCGTGGAGCGCATCCGGGCCGAAGACCCGGACTTCGACATCAAGACGGCGCTGGCCGACCCGGACTTTGCCCAGATGCTCAAGCTGGGCGTGAAGATGGAGGACGCCTACAAGGCCCGCTACTTTGACGACATCATGGCCCGGAAGACTGCTGAGACCGCCAAGAAGACGGAGAGCGGCGTGGTGGAGCGTATCCGCCAGCGGGGCGCACGGCCCAGCGAGAACGGCACGAACCCCGGCGGCGCGGCGGTGCTGAAGACCGACGTCTCCAAGCTGACGCCTGCCCAGTGCGAAGAGCTGGAACGCCGGGCCATGCGGGGGCAGATCATCACTTTTTAACCGGAAGCTGCCGCTGCCCGGAAGAAAACCTCTCAGCTTTGCAGCCCGCCTGACGGCGGCGCTGCAAAGCAGCTCTCCTAGAAAGGAGAGCCTTTCTCAAAGGAAATGGCGGCTCTCAATAAAGCAAGACACGAAAGGAGAACACAAATGAAAATCCACATGAATCTGCAGCTGTTTGCACAGCCTGCAAACCACACCGGTGCGACTGGCATGAGCGCCGAAATGAAGACCTACTACGAGAAGCGTCTGCTGGACCAGGCAGAGCCGCTGCTGGTGCATGACCAGTTTGGCGACAAGTATCCCATCCCGGCCAACAACGGCAAGACCATCGAGTTCCGTAAGTACGAGAGCCTGCCCAAGGCCACCGAGCCGCTGACCGAGGGCGTGACCCCCAATGCTCAGGCCCTGACCGTCACCCCCATGACCGCCACCGTGAAGCAGTACGGCGGCTGGGCAGCCATCACCGACGTGCTGCAGCTGACTGCCATCGACAACAACATCACTCAGGCGACCAAGGTACTGGCATCTCAGGCGGGCCGTACGCTGGACACCGTGACCCGCGAGGTGCTGGCAGGCGGCACCAACGTCATCTACGCGCCGGCGGGCGACACCGCCGTGACCAGCCGTGCCAATCTGACCACCGCCAGTGTGCTGACGCCCGACCTCATCGACCAGGCGGCCACTGCCCTGAAAGCCCAGAATGCCGACGCCATCGGCGAGAGTTACGTTGCTATCGTCCACCCCTATGTGGCCTATGATCTGCGCCGCAACCCGGAGTGGATCGACGTCCACAAGTATGCTGCCCCTGAGAACATCTACAACGGTGAGATCGGCAAGCTGGCCGGTGTGCGCTTCATCGAGACCAGCGAGGCGAAGATCTGGACCGGCAGCGGCTGCCCGAGCGGTCTGGCCGTGTTTGGCACTCTGGTGCTGGCAGCTCATGCCTATGCTGTGACCGAGGTGGAGGGCGGCGGCTTGCAGCACATCGTCAAGCAGCTGGGTGCGGGCGAAGACCCGCTGAACCAGCGCGCATCCGTGGGCTGGAAGGCCATCAAGACTGCGGAACGTCTGTGTGAGCAGTACATGGTCCGCATCGAGAGCATCAGCCCGAAGTACAGCGCGAAGGCGAAGGCAAACTAAGGAGGAAATACTATGGCTACGAAGAAAGAACCTGCGGCCCAGGCCGTGGAGAACGCGGTGGAGACTGTGGAGAAGACCGAAGCAAAGGCCGAAGAGAAGGACGACGGCATGGTGACTATCCATCTGTTCAAGGATGACGACCGCTATTCGGCACCGGTGTTCGTGGGCGTCAACGGCGACAGCTACCTCATCCAGCGCGGCATGGACGTGAAGGTGCCGAAGGCTGTGGCCGAGGTGCTGGAACACAGCATCAAACAGGACGCCGAAGCGGCCCGGAAGAGTCAGGCCATGCAGGCGGCGGCCGGAACCCAGATGATGACCATTTGATATTTCCCCCGGTACAGCTTGCAGGCGCTTGCTGCGCCGGGGGATTTTGTTTTGCAGCGGAGCCGACCCCCCCCCCCGGCGGCGGCAGGGGGGCGGGGCGGGGGGGGAGGGGTGCGCTTTCAAAGCCCCGCCAAGGGGTTGAAGAAAAAGCAGCAAACGCAACCCGGATACCTAAGATGAAAGGATTATTAAGAATGACAGCAGGCGAAGCGATAAAGATGGCCGACGAGCTGAGGCCGAACAATCATTTTGAGAACCGGTTGAAGCAGCTATGGCTGCGGCAGGCAGATAGCGGGATGCGCCGGAACATCGTGGAGCGCAGCCAGACCGGCGGCGACTTTGAGGACAAGGGCGCGGATATTCTGTGGAACGACGGGCTGGAATATGACACCCCGCTGCTGGCCTGCTGTGCGGCAGAAGCACTTTATCCGCACTGGCTGGCTGCGCAGATGGACCTGGCACTGGGCGAGACGGCCCGGGCGGCGAATGAGCTGCAGCTCTACACGAGTTATGTGCAGGAGTTTGCGGTGTGGGTGAGGCGGAACTATATGCCGGCAGGCGGCGGGAGGCTGATGACGTGACGAACCTGAACCAGATAAACAGCCAGCGGCAGCTGCTGCGGGTATTCGGCGGGCTGAACGAGGGATATGCGTGCAGCGAGGCAGAGCTGAGCGAAGAAAAGAACTTCTCTTCGCGGGGATACCCGGCCCTCGAGACCCGCAAGCCCCGGCGGAAGGTGCGGGAAGCAGCCGGGATGAACGGGATGTACCATCTGAACGGCCTTTTGACCGTGGAAGGCACGACCCTGCGGTATGCCCCGGATGACGGCAGCGCCGCGGTGGAGCTGAAAGGCGCCCTGAGCGACAACGAAAAGAGACTGGTGGGCATAGGGACCAAGGTACTCATCTGGCCGGACAAGATGTCCTTTGATACTGTGAGCGGAACGCTGAGTGCGCTGGGGTCCAGCTGGCAGCAGGGCGGAGTGAGCCTGACCGTGACCCCCTGCGATGCTGCCGGTGTAGTGTACACGCCGAATCTGTTCGGTGCGACCGAACCGGAAAGCCCGGAGAACGGCGATGTCTGGCTCAAACAGGCCGAAGACGCCCCGTGGAGCTACCGCGACGCCCTGAAGCTCTACAGCACAGCGGGCGGCTGGCAGAACATTCTGCTGAACTACTGCCGCGTGACCTGCAAGGGGCTGGGCGAAGCTTTCAAAGCCGGGGACACTGTGACGCTGACGGGCATCCCGTCTGTGGTGAAGAATGCTTACTCTTCTGATTTCAGCGGGGACGTAGTGGTGGACGACGTGGCCGGAGACTCGGTCATCCTCTCCATCGCGCCGGACATCGAGAGCGTTTTGTACTACGGCACCTGCGTGGTGACAGGCCAGAGCGTGGTGTGGACGGCCATGGACGGCAAGACCACCCAGACCTTCGACGGGCCTTTCCCGGACGTGACGGCCCAGCGGCGGGTGCCGGCTCTCGACTGGCTGACGGAGCACAACAACCGTGTATGGGGCTGCTCGAGCACCGAAAACGTCATCTATGCCTGCAAGCTGGGCGACGCCACCAACTGGTTCTCCTACAGGGGAACGGCAGCGGACAGCTACGCCGTGACTGTGGGCAGCGACGGGGCCTTTACCGGTGCGGCTACCTGCATGGGATACGTGCTTTTCTTCAAGGAAAACGGTCTGCACAAGCTGTACGGCACCAAGCCCAGCGACTACCAGATGAGCAGCATCCAGTGTTCGGGCGTGGCCAAAGGTGCGCACCAGAGTCTCTGCGTCATCAACGAGACGCTGTACTACCTCTCGATGGACGGCGTCATGGCGTGGGACGGCAGTCTGCCCACCAAGGTGTCGGCCTCGCTGGACGAAGAACGCCTCAGCCATGTGACGAGAGCCGCCGCCGGCGGGCTGGTGGGCCGGTACTATCTGCACACCGAAAGCTCCGACGGGCAGCGGCTGCTGGTATACGACACTGAGAAAAGGCTTTGGCACGAGGAAGACGCCACCGGCTGGGCGATGTGCAGCACCGGGCGACAGCTCTATCTCTGGGACAAAGAGGCCATCTGGGCCGCAGACGGAAGCCGGGAGGCCAGCGGCGAAGAGGACACGGTGGAATACGAGGCTGTGACCGGTGACATCGGACTCGGGAACCCGGACGACAAGTATTGCAGCCGGGTGACGGTGCGGCTGGACGCGATGGAGCGGACCGTGGTGACGCTCTGGGCCAGCTTCGACGGCGGCGAGTGGCAGGAGATGGGCCGGGTGGACACCGCAGGGAAGCGTGTGAGAGTGAACCTGCCCTTCGTCCCGACCCGTCACGACACCATGCGGCTGCGCCTGAACGGAAAAGGGCAGATCGCAGTGAGGAGCATCGCCATGACGCTGAGCAGCAGCGAGGGCGGAAGAGTGAACGGAGGTGTACCGAGACGTGGCTAGTATCGTGGGACTTTCGAAGATCTCCATGCCGAGGATGGAGGAGCTGGATACGGCCAGCGCCCGGGAGCTGAGGAATTATCTGTACCAGATGCAGGAGCAGCTGGAATATATTCTGAGCAACATCGACACCGAGAATCTTTCGGATGACTTAAAAGAGAAGCTGAACCAGAGTCTTTAACAATAACAGCAGGAGAGGAGAAAACCTCTCACTGTTCCCGTCGGCCTGTGGCCGCGCGAGAACAGAGCTCCCCTGCTAGGGGAGACTTTCTTAAAGGAGTTATTATGAGCAAAGCAACGAATGCAGCGAGAGAACAGCTGGATGCGTGGGAGGCAAGGAAGCCGGAAGACTACACCAGCAAATACAAAGACAGGATAGATGGCGTGATGGGCCAGCTGGACGGGATGAAGGATTTCAGCTATGACCCCACTCGGGATGCGGCCTACGAGCAGTACAAGAACAGCTACACCCGACAGGCAAAGCTGGCCAACGAGAACGCGCAGGCCAACGCCAGCGCCATCTCGGGCGGGTACGGCTCGAGCTATGGCACGCAGGCGGGCCAGAGCGCCTACCAGAACGCCATGGCGGGCTTGAGCAATGCCACGAACGGGCTATACAGCCAGGCACTGAACCAGTACACCCAGAAAAAGAGCGACCTGCAGAGCCAGCTGAGCGGATACCAGCAAGCCGAGGCGCAGGATTACGAGAAGTACCAGACCAACTATCAGAACTGGGAGAACCAGCGCAACTACTATCAGAGCGTGTACAATCAGGCAGCCAGCGAGGAACAGGCAAAGAAGAACCGGCGCTCGGGATTTTGGAACACCGTAGTGAGCGTGGGAGCGACCCTGCTGCCCCTTCTTTTCATGTAAAGAAAAACGCCCTGCCCGGGAAGGGGCTGAGCGCTTGGGGATTTATGCAAGATGGAGCTTTTCCTTCAAGGCGTCCTGAAGAACGCCGGAGAAGTTGATGTGTGCGGCCTCGGCTGCATCATTGAGCCAAGCGGGGACGGAGAGGGTCTTTTTAACAGGGCGGAACTGCTTTTGGTAAGCAGCCATATCAAAGGGGACCATGACCACAAAGTCTCCGGCCTCCACCGGAAGAGAGGAAGGAACGGAAGGAGTGGGGCAGACAGCGCACTCTTCCAGCATCAGGCCGATGGCATCCTGTGCCATCCGCACAGCCTCATCCATCGTATCGCCCTGCGTAAAGCAGCCCTCGATGTCGGGGACGGTGACAGAATAACCCGTTTCTTCGGGGTGGAACACCGCGGGATAGAAAACAGCGTTCATAGAAATGCCTCCTTATTTCTTCAGACCGGCCAGTTTGAGGATATTTTTCTCTGTGCCGGGTTTGAGGTCTTTGGCGTGGAAAGGGACGATAGTGGTCTTGCCGGTGGTGGGGTTGTGGTATTTGCGATGAGAACCGTTGGAGCTGACGAACACGAAACCGTTCTGTTCGAGCAGGCGAACGATCTCTTTGGGGGTCATTGGCATGAAGATGCACCTCCGAATCTGTAATTATAATATATACGTGTTTTACGTATTTGTCAAGAATGGAGATTAGAAAATGGGCGTATTCAAGAGATACAAGGACGCGCAGGCGGCGCAGAAAAACGCCGAGAACGCGATGCCGGGGGCGTACCAGAGCAACTACACCGACCGGATCAACGAGGCGCTGGACAGCATGGGTGCGGCCAGCAATGCGGGCTATGACGTAGGCACGGACAGCGAACTCTACCGGCAGTACCGCGCGGGCGCACAGGCGAATGCCAGGGCGGCGGCTGAGAACGCCGCTGCGGGCGCTGCCGCGCTGAGCGGCGGGTACGGCTCGAGCTACGCAAACAGTGTGGCCCAGCAGGGCTACCAGCAGGCCATGGCGAACGTGGACAGCGGGCTGGCCGGGCTGCGGGACAAGGCCCTGACTCTGTACCAGCTGAAGCAGAACGGCCTCTCGGGACTGCTGAGCGCGCTGCAGAATCAGGACAGTCTCGAGGCGGCAGAGCATCAGGGGGCCGTGGCCAACGCGCAGGACTGGCGGGACTACAAGAAGAGCCGGGCAGACCAGGCGGCGCAGGAGAAGAACGACTTTCTCTCGAACCTGTGGGAGATGGCGAAGAGTGCGGGCAGAGCCGGTCTGACGGCCTACGACACCTACAAGGGCTACACCCAGCAGCAGTGGGAGAACGAGTTTGCCCGGGAACAGTGGGAGTACAACAAAGAGCGCACCGGCCAGAGCGATGCACTGAATGCCTACGAGCAGGCGTTCAACCTGTACCAGCAGGGAGCGGGCGATGCCGCGAACGCCGTGCTGGGCCGGTATGGTCTGGATACCGGAATCTTCGACAATTACAGCGGCGCACCCATCACCCGCGCAGACAAGGCGGGTGCGCTCACGACCGCAGCCGGGCTGGCAGGCGGCGGCAGCGACGAGGCTGCACGGGCGGTGCTGGAACTGTACGGCCTGGATCCGAACTCTGTGGGGAATTACAGGACGATCGCAGGACGGCAGCTTGCAACGGCGCTGGCAACAAAGAGCGCAGGAAGCACAGGCGGCTCTTCGGGCAGCAGGAGCAGCGGCGGCACGAAAGGCAGCGGGGACAAAAGTGATGGCATCAAATGGAGTGCAAATAATCTGTTGACTGCTGCGGAAAAGTACGGAAGTTACAACAACGATAACCCGGCAAAGGATATTTATGAAAGAATTTTACAGGAAGGTGGACTGCTGGAAACCCCGACAAACGGGATGAAGAGTATTACAGATGACGTGCTGAACCGTGTGGCGGGTTATGCGCAGCGTGGCATGAACGGCAGTGCCATTACGGTAAAGCTTCAGCACGAGGGATACAGCAACGAAGAAATTGCCGAGATTTTCAACCGTGCGGGGCTTTGACCGCAAGATACGTTCTCTTTTGCGTGCCAAAAGAGAACCAGAAAAGCACCAGCGATTTCGACGCGCTGGATCCACGAGAAAGGGGCTGCT